CAAGTGTGCCATTAGCTGTATTGATGCCACTAGGGTCATATCCTGCGTATTGAGGAACACGACTGAAAAATTTAGACATTACATTACCTCGCGAAGTTTCTTCAGAAGTGTAATACACATTATGAAGTACTGGGCGATGCAATAAAGGTCTAAAACTTTTAAGGGTCTCACCAAAATGTACAAGATTCCTATTAGGATCCTGCAAATTGCAAGAATGACCAGCAATGATATGTTTAGGCACCAAAGGGTATGAAACTTCATCACTTTGCAAAGCATATGGTGAAAGATTAAGAGCACCTTGGTTAGTGATTTTAGGTTGGGCTAGTTCAAAATTATCACCAGCCCTAACAAAAATCATAACAGGAATTGCTGTTGGTGAAGAAGGTCCAGATAAAGGGTTTACCACTCTCATAGTTAACAAACCATTAGCATCAGCGGAAGGCGACAAAGCAGTACCTGAAAAATTGTAATTTCCAGTTACATTGACTGATTTAAGAAATGTTGTTGCTTGCATATATGGCACAGTGATTTCAATATCTTGGTCGCACCCGATATCTACTATCTCATTAAAGACAGTGGTATAATCGGGCACGGTGGTGGAAATATCATTAACAGGATCAAAAGTAATTCGCACACGTCCCTTATGGAACTTAGTGCAAACAAATTTAAATCTGAAAACAATATCCCCACGCCAATGATTGAACATCTCAGATGTATAAGCCATGGGAGTGAAGTGGATTGGTGAAATAGAATTGTATTGATACACCAAATTGGGGGTTACTCGAGATACCATTGTTAAAGCATCTACTGCATCAGTAGAACTCAATATGGCATTACCGAGATAACATTCCCTTTGTGATATATATGAAATATCTAATTCATCAATACCAGATAACCCAACAGTTCTCGGATCAAGTGTTACCTCATTCTTAGGATCTACGCAGAGTCGATCCATAGGTGTAGAAATTTCACATGATGAGAATTGTGGGAAGGGTGCAGGTCGCATAAAAGCTACGGTGTCAATATTGGGAACATTAGTGTAACCAAACATCGAAGCAATAGACGACATTGCACTGGAGACAATAGATGTTGCTTTCATATAGGGTCCGATTAGAGGAATGTTTGATAACATCCCTGAAGCTTTCGAAACAGCAGAGGCCATTTGTGAAGGCTTATAGTCATATTCGTCACCTTGCAGCGCCAATTTTGTAGTAGGCGCATGAAGCTTAACATCTTCTGCCCAAGCATAGACATTAATGATAACTGAAGTACCAGAAACGCCTAGTGCAGACGTAAGATTTGCAAATAATACGGGTGTTATAGTACCCATGTCACGCATATCTTGCGCAGAAGTTAGGTTCAACCAGTTCTTATGGTAAAAGAAGGGCAATATTAACTCACCACCTTGATTAGTCTGTGGAAAAACCCAAACTTTAGGTTGTTGAGAATACTCCATAATCTCCGACCCTGTACTGATAGAATCTGTTTTAATTGTGGATCCACGCAAATTTACTAAGGGGCTATAGCAAAATGCCATTGCCCCTGAATAAAAAGGAGACGCATTAATCACAAACTTTAACTTAAGTTTACAGTTTATGAATGCATAGTTGTTCACTTTATTCTTTATAGGAGTGCTATTGAAGAACAAATGCCATGGATCCCACGTTGTGCCAGTTGTATAAGAATCTGTTTCCGCCCATGTGATAGTTTTAATCAAAACGGGACGAGACAAGAATTGAGCGAGCTCAACCGTATCTTGCATATCGTTAAGGTTAGTCACAGCGGGAGTTGACAAATCTTGGGATGTTCCGGGAGTTTCATCTAAAAATCTGGCTGTAACCGAAGTGGTTTCCTCGGTCACGGAAGTTGAACTAATTATTTCTTCACTCTGAAGTTCTCCAGAGAGGGCGAGCAAAGTCTCACCACCCTCCTTGTGATTCAAGCCACAAGGCAACTTTGGGTAGGCCACACGCACTACCGTGTTCAATTGGTTGGATATCAAATAAGAGCATGAGGGGATAAGCCTATATGCAATAATCAGTTTAACGTGTTTGATCAGTGCCACCCTCTTTTTGGCTTGGGAAGAATAACCCGAGTTCAATACTTCATGTACCTAGATCACCAATTTCATTGGAATAAC